ATGGTTGTGGCTACGCAGTTGGCGGCCCACCTCGCGCAGCAGCACGTGGACCTGACATTTTGGATAAACAACGCCAAGGCCAACGCCGCGGGCAAAGTCCCCGTGTCCCTACGCATCACCATTCACGGCACCCGCGCCGAAGCCAGCCCCGGAATCCGCTGCCTTCCCCAGGAATGGGACAAGGCCACCAAGCGCCTGATTCCCAAAAGCCGCAAGGACGAGGTGACGCGGGCGCTCAACGAGGTGCTCGACAAGTTCGAGGCGTCGGCCCGTCTGCTCAATTCCACGCTCCAGCCACTGCCGGGCGCGGCCTCGGTGACGGCCAGCCAGGTGCGGGCCGCGCTATTGCCGCCCAAGCCGGCGCCGGTGCCGGATGCGCTGAAGTTGCTCGATGCCGCGCTGGCCAGCCGGAAGAACCCCTACAGCCACGCCACCGACCAAACCGCTCTCCGCGCCTTCAAGGCCTGGCTCAACCGCCCGGCCCTGCCCCTGCCCCTGCTGGATGCCGACCTGGTGGGCGACTTTGCCCACGCCGTGCCCCAGGCGGTTCGCTACGTGCCGCGCCTGCAGGCCCTGTTTGCCGTGGCCCGGCCGAAGGATGCCAACCCGTTTGCCGTGGCCACCCCCGCTGCTGGCAAGAAACTGAGCCGCGCCCGCTACGTGCTCAGCAAGGAAGAACTGGCCCGGCTGGCGGCGTTGGACCTGGTGCCCGGCCGGGCGCGGTGGGCCCGGGACATTTACCTGTGCCAGTACTACCTGCACGGCTCGCGCCTGGGCCCGGTATTGGAGCTGGATTGGGGCCAGATTGCCAACGGCCGGGCGCGGTTCCGGGCTGAAAAAGGCGGCGGGGAGCACGACGTGAAGCTGCACCCCAAGTTGCTGAAGGTGCTGGCGCATTACGGCCCCAAGCCCGGGCTGGTGTTCCCGCTGTTGCCCGCCAACTATGCTGCTCTTTCGGTGCAAGCCAAGTTTAAGGCCCGCAAGGCCGCAACCACCCTGGTGTGGCACGGGCTGCAGGATTGCGCGCAGCTGCTCGACCTGCCCGGCCGGCTGCACTCCCACACGGCCCGGCACTCGCTGGCCACCCACACCGTTGAAGCCACCGGGTCCATCCGGGCGGCGCAGGGCATGCTGGGCCACAAGAAAGAATCCACCACCGAGCGCTACGTCCGGCCCATGCTGACGCAGCAGCTCGATAACGTTGCGGATTCGGTGTACGACTAAGCGCAAACCAAAAGCCCCGGCCTCTGATACAGGAGCCGGGGCTTAGGGTACAGCGGATTCGGGCCTTCTTTGGCACTCACTGCCAACGGCTCCCGGCATCCTGTCGGCCGACATTGCTGTATTGGGCCCGCGCCTCCTACATGAATAACCCAAGTGGGACTTGGGGCTTCGGAGGCTACAGGCTATTACTCACGGCGTGTTGCTATTACACTATACGACTCAGAGCCGCAACGGGAGTTGCACCCGCACTACCGCTTTCACCAGCATACTACCGTTGTACGACTAGCCGGATTCGAACCGGTCCTCTGGTCTGTTGTTTCCACCCTCACGATAGAGTAGGTGGTGATGGGGTGAACAAAAGGCACCGGGTTTTGGCCTGTCTACCCACTGGTTTCTCAGCCAGCAGGACTTTCTTCGGCCTACGATTATTAAGAGCATAACCCTACTGAGATAGGGCCCCGGCTCACGGCTCACCAGTTAACTGGACTGCCTTTTGTTCTTGCACAAATATACGAATTTATTTTAATCTAAGTTGTCTGACATTGAAATAGTTATCCACAAAAAAGCCCCGGCAGTCCACACGCCGGGGCTTTTATCGGGCATTATATCCTTCCACAGACAATACCGCCAAAATCAAATTTCCAACCTCGTGAGAAAATGAGACGAGGCACCCACCTTCCACCTACCCCGCCCCCACCCATTGCGGCAGCCAACACACCCGAATACGGGTTGTTTCGTTGGCTGCGGGAGAGGCAAGGAGTGTCGGGTTCATTTATAAGAACTACTAATTCATTAATGAATTAGTAGTTATGAATGATAAATCACAAGAGCAGCAGGACCACACTGCCCAACAGCGCGGCCCCGCGTAGGAATGGATTAAGGAAGGGCACCCGGCCTAGCAGTCGGTCGAGCCAAGCCGAGGTGCCGAGGCTCCACAGCGTATCGCCGCGCGACCACGCGAAGACCGGGTCGAACACGGCCAGCCGCAGCAGCCCGGCCACCAGCAACCACGGCCACCAGTGGGTCAGCAGCACCAGCAGGCCCGCCACCAGGGCGTACTTGGCGGGGTAGAGGACGTGCAGGGAGAAGCTGACCTTGGCTTGGGCGGTGGGCGGCACCCACTCACGGGAGAGCCACGCAAACTTGCCTTGCCCGGTGGCGTCGAAGGCGACGTAGAGCAGCAGGGCGGCGTAAATAATCCAGTTAGTCATAAGTGCTTGATTTACAGTTATCCGGACAGCGTTTTATTGATTATCAATTACTTGCATATACCATTGATATTCAGTATATTTATGAATGGGAAAGCCAATAAGCATACCTGAGTTTGAGCGCATTGTAACCCGCCTTTCCAATAGCTGCTTCGTGCGACATTGGATAAAATGGGAGGGCACAGCGGGCGCGGGCCCGGCCTTCTGTTGCATCGATTGGGAGGGGCAACCGCTACTTCCGTATCAAGGCGACTTAGCCGAATGGGCTTATCAAACCGAATCGCTAGGCAAGTACACTGTCTTTGTTTTTACCCGAGACACGACTCCCTCTCCCTCCTCTATACAGTAAGACCAGCACAGACATGAAAGACAATCAACCAGTGTTCGTTGCGAGCGTCGAAAGTCAGCATTGCACACCCGGCAACGCGCTGCTTCAGTACGAGCTTTCTACTCTGCTAAGGAGCGGCTTTAACGACGTGCTCAATCAACTTGAATCCGAAGGGCGGCACGAAGAGGTTAGCGCTATTCGGCGTTATGTTGCCCGGGTGGTTTGGTGGGCTCAGGAAGAACAGATTGCATCAGCAAAGGCGCGTGGTTTTGCCCGCGATATTGCAACTGGCTACGACCATGAAGAGGACGCGCATAAGCATAAGGACGGTAGCTGCCGTGTCTGTAACGCTGAGAAGCTACTAGCCTAGCGCCCCGCCTACTTGTTCACCGAAGAGCGGCGCCGGGCATCCAGCCACAGGCCAAGTCCACCAAGGGCGGCAAAGAGTGGCGTAACGTACTCCATGCCCGAGCCGGGGCCGTCCGTTAACCAGAAGTAGCCGCACAGCAGGGTGGCAGCGAGAAAGAAGAGGGCGAAGAATTTCATAGGGGTTGGTATTTACTTGGTGAGGGGAGAAACCGCCGTCCGGGCTTCCGGGTACAGCGCGTCAAAGTGAGCCAGTTGCTGCTGCACCGTTTGCAGCTCGCGCACCAGGCAGTCCCGCTCCCGGCGGCGGGCTTCGAGCGAGGTAGCCGGGGCATTGGGGAGGCGGCGGGAGCGGCGCTTGGGCGCGGGGCGGGCGAGTGGGTTCATGGGAATACCAGGGTGTATTGGAAGTGCATTGCGTCTTTGAAGTCGGCTCCGCATTTCCAGCCGTGCTTGCGCCACACGTCAAGAAACGGCTTGCTGAACATGCCCTTGCGGGTGCCCCATGCCACGCCCAACGGGTTCAGCAGGGCGTTGAAGTCGATGGCTAAGCCCCAGCTGTGAATGCTGTATTCGTTCACGCCCCGTTTCAGCCGCACGTTGTGGCAGCCGTCGTAGGTTTTCAGCTCGTTAATCAGGCCCGTGCTCAGCAGCTCCAGCAACACGGCATCGAGCGAGGCGGCGGCAAACTTGTTCATGTAGATGGCCGAGGGCCGGACGTTGCCATACTTCGGGAAGTAGGGATTCACGGCGGCGGGCAACTCGTGACGCACGAGCCACTTGCTGACAAAGGCCGGCTTGGAGGGGTCGCCGTAGCGGGCGAGGCATTGCTGGGTGTCGGTTGCCATCTCAGGTCAGGGGTTTATGTAAGCGTGATTCCGGTGTTTCAAAGCGCACCCGCCGGTTCAGGGATTCGACGCGGGCGTAGCCGTCGCCGGCGGGACCGAGGTAGTACACGGGGCGGCCGGTGGGGCTGTCGAGGCAGCGCCGGGTGTGGGGCTTGGGGGTGGTCATGCGTTGGTGTCGCGCTCAAAAGCACGGTCTTCTTCGTCTTCCTGAAAGGTCAACCAGCGCCACGCATACCCCGCGTTTATCTGCAAATGCTGCCAATAGGAGCAGTTGTAATGTCGTTGTTTTTCGTAGGCCCACCACGGCAATAGGCCGAATTTCAGGCAGCACCAAATAGCTCGTAGACGCATCGTATTATGAATGTTATTGGTGTTACTCAGGCTGCTGCTTGCTTCTTTTTGCGCCACAGCCAGAGCAGGAGCAGCGCCCCGCCTCCAATGGCGGCATAGGGAATCCACTTGGTGGCGTTGTCGGCCAGCACGGCCAGCGGGCCGGGCGCTTCCTGGGTGGGGTTGGCCTGTTTGGCGCTCAGGTTGTTGTCGTTGCCCTTCACGTTCTGCTGCTGGCTGTTGGCGGCGGCGTTGTTCACCGACGCGTTGCTATCAGCAGCCGTTACTGGAGCATCTGACTTGAAGCCGTTGGCTACTTTGCTGTTCAGGGCATACACCGCGCCTTTCCCGATGGAGCGGGGCACGGCCGCCTTTGCCAGCTTCACGGCCTGCCGCCGGGCCACGCCTTCGGGGGTGCTGAACAGCTTGCCTACTCCCGAGAAGAGGCCGGGTTTGGGTGGAGGAGCAATCAAGAATGGCGGTTGGACATCGGACACGGCCATGTCCGAACCATGTCCGACCGCCCGGGCGCTATCCCGCTTGAGTTGGGCCGCTCGATACTCTGCTCCAGCAGCCGCGCGGCTGGGCTCGCTGTAGTAACGCTGAGTAGCAGTTCCAGCACAGGAGGAAAGCAGAAACGAGGGGATGGCCACGGCAGCCAGAAAGGCGGCGTAGGAGCGGCGGGGGCGCTGGGCTAAGTGGATGATGCGTTTCATATTACAGGAGGACTTCTAGTTCATCGACCAAATAGCCGCGACGTGTGCGGAAGGCAAATAGGTGGCCCGTATTCCAGCCGATTAAGGCCAGAGAGCAAATGAGGATGATGGCTGATTTCATTCGGATGTTTGCCCAGTGGGCGCGTTGAATGTGACGTTACCGGATGTGTTTACTTCGGCACTTTCGCTCTTTATCTGCGTCGGTGCGCTTAGCTCATGATTATAGGAGGACTTCAGCGGCCACCACTTCGTCTTTTTCGACCCACACGCACCAATTCGCAGGAAGCTCATGCCCGTATTTTCGGCACAATTCGTGGGCGCAGTCTGTGTGCCTATTGGGTTTCGATGCGCACCACTTTCGGTGCTCGTTGTTTAGTTTGTCTATTTCTTTTTCGGTGGCCTTAAAGCGAAACGCTTCTCTGAAATCGTCTCTCATTGCTCTGTTTGCCCAGTGGGCGCGTTAGGGTTTTCAACTTGGGGCATGATGGCTGGCACATCGCCGGGCGGCAGCGGGGCGGCCAGCGGCATACCTTCGGGGGTGGCAGTTTCGCGGTTGGCCTGCTGCTGCCAGATTTTCAAGCCCGCCAGTCCGAGGCCAGCCAGCAGCAGAAAGAGAATGGTGGCCGTGTTAACCGGGCGGTGCTCCTTCACATCGGCCCAGATGGCGACCCCGGCCCCGCCCACGCCGCACAGGCCGTAGAAGACCTGAAACACGTTTTTCTGACTGGCCTTCCCGGTTGCCGGGTTTACAATCATCTCGTCCCAATAGGGGATAAACCAGCGAAAAATCCAGATGACAAACATATCAGCGGGTGGTAAGAATAAATCCGATTTCCAGCAGGCCAGCCAGCGCCACGCCGGCCACCCAATAAGCATCTTCGCCTAGCTGGTTGAGGTTGGTTTCCAGTCGTCCATAAGCAGCAACACGGCGGCGCAGGCGATGCCAGAAGAGTGCAGGTGGGTGAGCATTTCCGCGCTCAGGTGCTTCTCCGTGTGCCAGCTGAAGGAGAGCGCCGCCAGCGGCTCCTGCCCCGTCAGGGTGGGGAACATCATGTAGTAGGCGGAGCGTACGCCCGATTCTATCAACGCATCCCGCACGGCTGCAACGTCGAGCAGTCGGACATCCGGCACATAATGCCAGCGTCCGGGCAAGCTGTTGATGTGAAGAGCATAAGCCCACACGGCGTCGCCAACGGGCGAGTCTTGTAAGTGGCGCACGGACTGCATTTCGAATTGCCGTACTTCCACCAAGCAGGTTGCCAAAGGCAAACCATCTTTTTTCCGGTACTCTATCAGCGTCACCCGGTCCGTGCCGTACTCCTTGGCGAGAACTAACAACAACGTTTCCAGTCGCGCCAGGCCGCTGCTCAAAATCTGCTTCAGTTCCTTTTCCGTGATGCGCCGCGCCGTGTCGCCCGGAAAGAAGCGGGCCCAAAGCCGCTTGGAGCAGCTTTTGAACCAGTCCTGCAGCTCCTTTTTGTACATGCCCCACAGCGCCAGCGTCAGCGCGCCGGCGGCTTCCCATAGGCGGGTTGTGGTGAGGTAAGGGCTGAGGTCCATTCATGGTCGGGCAGTGGTTGCCGGTAGCGAGCGGTAAGAGAGGAGGGTGGGAAGCGTTAGGATTTACCTATCTTACAGCATGATTCTACCGCTACTTATGGGGCTTGCGGGCCTGGCACTGCTGCTGGCCCGGGTTGTTTTTGCGTTTGGCCGGAAGGCCCCGCCGGTGGGCGAAGGCCAGGACCTGGAACGGGCGTGGCGGCAGAGCAACGCGGACGGGCTTTAGGGGGCGACGTCGATGTAGAGGTTGCGGAAGGCCGCCCCGTTGCCGGCGTTGGTTACCCACAGCCCAGCCCAGCACGGGAACTGAATCGGGGCCGTGTCGAGCAGGGCGCCGCTGATGTATAACTCCACATAGGCGCCCAACGTGGGGCTGTCGTAGAGCTTGAATACTACCTTGGTGTTGGTGTAGAACTTATTGGGGTAGACCGCGCCGGAAACCTCGTTGCGGTACATGGTGATGGTGCCGTTGTTGTTGAAGTAGCCGCTTGAGCCCTTTGCCACCCAGCCCGGCGCCGCATCGCTTGTAGGCTGGTACCAGGTGGGGCCGATAAACCCCATGCCTTGTGGATTGGGCACCTCGAAGCTGAAGGCGCCGCGGTAGGCTTTCGACGCGTCGCCGCCCGCACCGGTGAACTGGTCGAAGGAGCGTACGCTGGCCTGATTGGCCGACACGGTGTTGCCCACGATGGTGGGGTTGCCGTAGGTGATGGCGTCAAATGTCATGGGCACGCCGGCGGGGGCTTCCTGTCCGTACATCGACGGGTCGGGAATGGGCGTGCTGTACACGGTGTAATTAACCCAGTCCTGCACCATGTGGGCGATGTTGTCGTTGACCGGACCGGTGGGGTTGGGGTGGGTGCCGTCGTGCTCAGGAGCGGCCCAGTTCTGGTAGAGGTTGGGGTTAAACGAGCTATAGCCTGCGTCCTGCCCAAAGGCTGCGGAGCCGTAGCCGGCTACCAGGGAGTTGCGCGAAAGGTCGATTACATCGTTCGCGCCAAAGGTGGGTGCCTGCCCGGTGCCGCCGGTTACGCGGCCGCGAATAGCGGCCGAAATCAGCAGGCTGTCGGGGTTGATGTCGGGCGCGTTGGGAAAGAACGTTGTGTCTACTGTAACCGGCGTGCCCGTTAGCACGGCGACTTTAAAGCCCACATCGGTAAGCTTCTTTACCGTGTCTACCAGCAGCGTGTAGTAGTGCGTGGCTTTCTGAAATTGCGCGTTGTCCACGTAATACTGCCGCAGCGAATTTATCTGCTCCTGAATCGTAACCAGGCAGGGTACGCTCGGGTCGTAGGAGTCGATAAGTGCCTGTAGATTCTGCGGCGAGGCAATTTGTTCTAGTGTGCGCCCGCCCTGGGCTAGCGTAGTCCCGTCGTCGGCCGTGGTGCGTGCCGTCACCCCCAGTCGCTGCGAAAGGATGGTGGGCCAGGTACTAGCCGTGAGCGAATTGCCCGCCGTCCAAAGCTTATAGGCTACCGTGGCGTTCACGGTGTAGACCGTGGCGTTGCTGGCCGCCGCGCCGGTGGTGCCCACGCGCAACCGCACGTCGCCCACGTCTTTGGCCAGGTTGCCCACTGGGATGGTGATGCGCCCGCCGGCAATCGTGCCCCCATTGGTGGCGCTGGTGTAGCTGCCGCCGCCGTCGAGGCTGTAGAAGTAGGCCGCCAGGGTTGAATAGCCCGGCACAAGCGCGGCGCTGAACGTGTTGGCCGCGTCGTCCACATCTGGGGCACTCGGGGCCGCCGGGGCCGTAGTGGGCACGGTGAAGCTTGCGCCGGTGGCCGTGCCGCCCGGGGTGGTGATGCTGACCACGCCTGAGGCAGAGCCCGCGCCCACGGTGAAGGCCAGCAGGGTAGCCGTGTTGGCGGTAATGTCGCCTGCGGTTGCACCGACCTTGGCCAGCGTGGCTCCGCTCAGGCCGGTACCAATAACGGTAATGGTATCGCCAGGTGCGCCAGTGGTCGGGGTGAAGCTGGTGATAACCGGCGTTGGGATGGTCGGGGTGCCGCCTTCGAGCACGATTAAGCGCTCATCGAAGTTTTCCAGCACAAAGCCCAGTGCCACGGTCTCGCCGGCAAAGCTCAGTTCATTAACCGGCGTCGTGGGCGAGCCCGACTTGGCGGTTTTCGCCTTGTAGCGGGCAATGAGGGCGGTCAGGTCGAAGGGGGAGGGCATGATTAGTCGTGGATAGCGATGACGTGCAGGGTGACGGCGCTGGCTAGCAGGGCGATAAGGCCCGCGTTTTTAAGAGTGAAGGAGCAGCCCGTTGTCGTGTGGCCGGGGTTCAGCGCCCACGTAAGGCCGATGATGCTGGTGCCTTGCGGCGTGGCGCTAACGGTGTAGCTGGTGTCTGCAAAAGGCGTGGGCCACGTCACGTTCACCGTCACGGATGCCCCAAGGGCCATTGCCGGGGCGGCTACCCGAATCGAGCGAAACAGCGGCAGGGCATTGGCGCCGGCCGCTCCGGTGGCACCCGTCGCCCCGGTAGCACCTTGCGGCCCGGTGGCGCCCGTGTCGCCCTTGGCGCCGGCCGGGCCCTGTGCGCCAGTAGCACCCGTAGCGCCGGCCGGGCCTTGTGCGCCGGTATCGCCTTTGGCACCCGTAGCGCCGGTGTCGCCCTTCGCGCCCTGTGGCCCGGTAGGCCCTTGCGGGCCGGGCACGGGAGCGGCATCTTCCAACGCATCGACCCGGGCCGACAGGCGGTTATTGCTCATCTTCCACGTCCCTGTTTTGGGAGGAGCCGCAGACTGGCCAATAACGTTCGTAATCTTGGCGTCCAAGTCGGCTGAAGTAGGCGCGTCACTGGTTCCTCTCACCGCCTTCATGGCATTGGAGACGTCCTCGATGGTGGCGGGGAATATGGGGGGCTTTGCCATGGCTACAGCGGTTGTGCGCCGACGGTGCCGGCGTTATTGACGACTAATCGAAATTGGCTCCCGTTGGGGCTGGTGACAAACCCGGCGCGCTCGTCGCGGAGCGTCACCCCGGCGGGCAGCGTCAGGCCATCGGGCCACGTCGTGTTGCTTTGGAGGATAATCTCGCAGCCCGACACCCCGGCGTCAATGGTCACCGAACTCAGAATGGTGGCGGCGGGCACGTCCCGCAGGGTGAGGTTGCCCCCGGCAAAGTGAATGGCTTGCGCGAAGGACTGACCGCCCGAAAACAAGGTGCCGGTGTCGTTGATGGTCAGCGTGCCGGCCGCAATGGTTGTATCCAGAAAGGAAGTACCCCCGGCAGAGAACACAAACCCGCTAGTAGACTGAATCCGCGACCCGTTGCCGCGCACGATGCCTTGGGAGAAATATACGTCTTCCGTCAGGTCGAAAAAGGGGCTATTCAGGAACAGGGCCCGGTCATCGCCCAACCAGGTAGCGGCGGCCGCTAGGCTGGTTTCGCCGCTGAACGCGTCGTTCGAGTCCCGCTGCGTGATGGGCGCGGCCAACGCTTCCAGGCGGGCCTGAATGTCCACAATCCGGCCGGTTCGCACGTCCACCGTGACCGGCACGGTGCGTTCGGGGTTGGTCGGGTCAACCAGCTGGCCGGGGCCGCTGAACGTCGCCTCGTCCATGCCCACCAGGTAAACGACGGTTACCGGCCGGACGGTAGGTATGGTGCGGGCCGGGAAAGTGACTTTGTACAGCCGGTTGCGGCGTACTTGCCGGTCATCAAGCAAGCCGATGCCCTGGGCTTGGGTAATATCCTGAAAGGAGTCGGCCACCGGGATGGGCGCGGATTCGGGCTTCCAATCGGCGGTACCAGCCGTGGTCGTGGGCGCGGGGAACGGGCCCCCGGGGGCCGTGGTGCCGAAGAAGTAGGTAATGCCCCCAATCGGCTGCTTGACCGTGTAGGGGAACGGGTAGTCGGTGCGGCTGGGGTCGAGCAGCGGAATGTTGGCAGCCGCCGCTTCCGGCGAGCCCCATTCCACCAGCATACCGTTGGCCAAGTCATTCGGCTCCTGGTCCCCGGTCCGAAACAGGGTGCGGCGCAGGCCGGCGGGCACCGTGGTATTGGTGCCGTCGTCGTAGGCGATGTAGTAGAGCTTATTAACCGGCAGTTCCACCGTGAAGAACATGCCCAGGTTGAGCGGGGTGGTGGCGTGTCGGGCAAACATCTCTTCGGCCGTCACACCGGTTTGCTGGGCGCCAAACGCCGTACGGTCCGCGTTGGAGTAGAAACGGGCCTGCTTGACGTTGCCAGGGGTAAGGTTGGGGGAGCGGCTGACCCCAAGCAGGGCGGCCAGCTGCGAGCCCTTTATCTTTTCGTTGCGCCGGCCGCTGGCAATGCTGGCGTTGGGGGCCTGCGCTTCCAGGTACACGTCCGCAAAATCCGCGGCGTTGCCGTTGAAATTAGGGAGGTCGAAAATGTTAAAGGTGGCGGGAGGAGGCATAATTAAGCGATGACAGCAATGCGTAAGCCGCGCTCAGTAGCACGGTAGCGGGGTTGGCCCTGGGTCAGCCCGTCAATAATGCGGAGCCCATCGGGCAAGGCAGGTTCGGGGGCGATGTATTCGCCTTCCCCAATCTCAATCAGCGTCACCTCGGCGCGGGCCGGGCGCACATGCCAGGTCCGGCTGCCGACCAAAAACCGGCGGCCGTTCACGTCGTAAGGCGCATCGATGGCGTCCAGGGGCTCGGGGGGATTGCCGAGGCAGTGCACCGTGCCGCTGAGCACCAGCGAGGGGTTGGCGCGCAAGGCCATCGTGTCCAGTACATTCGAGTCCAGGAGCGGCGAGAGCTGCAAATCATCGGCGCGGGCCCACTGGGTCAAGGGGTCTACCGGGCCGTAGGTGAGGGTTTTGCGGAAGGCGTAGGCAGTGCCGCGAAAGAGTCCGGCATTGGCGGGGGCATCGACGTGGAAGACTTCGAGTGGGGAGCCGGGCCGCACCGAGCCGCCGGGGCCGCTGGCAACAAACGAGGACTCGCCCTCCCACTTCGCGCCTTGGGGCAGCACCTGAACGCCCACGGACTTCACCAGCAAGAACGTGCCGGTGCCGCCGGCCGGGGTGAGCCGCAACGGGAATGCCGTGTAGGCATGGACCCGCACCCGCACGGCAAAGGCCTCGGTCAGCAGGCCCACGGGCACCATGGCTTTGGCGGTGGTGAAGCCTTCCGACAAGCCGGCCACGGTCTTGAAATTCAGGACCGCGCCCATAGAAACCGGGCCGGCGTTTGTCCGATAGGCAATAAGCTCCACCCACAAGCTGGCCACCTGGTCGGGGCTGCCCAGCGCCTTGGCTTGTACGCTCAGCTCCATGGGCAAGCCTTCCCGGCCGGCCTCCACCGGAGCTAATTCCGATTCGAGGTAGCCATTGGTGCCGTAGGGCCACAGTGTCGCCACTTCCTTGCTGCTGGCGCCGGCTTCCACCAGCGACAAGGGGAAGCCCCCCGGGCTGGGTCGCCAGCCGGCTTCGGGGCGCATGGCCGTGCCGCTGGCATCCCAGAAGTCGGCATCGCTGAAATAGGCCCCCTGCCGCAGGGCGTTATCGGCAAAGCCAGCATCGCCCGTGCCGGTGTAGAACTTCCACCCGGCCCGGCGCTGGCGGACCTGGGAGGCCTCCAGCCAGTGCCAGACCGCGCGAGGGTAAGGCGGCAGGTTCAGGGCCTTTTCGGCAATGCGGGGCGGCACGATGCGCCCGGCGGGGCTGGGCAGGGTGTCAAGGTTGTAGCTGGCCCCGGCCGGGCCGTAAATGCGTCCGCTGGTTTCGGCCGCGGCCTCCAAAGCCGAGATAATGTGCCACTCACCGCGGCGCTGCACCAGCGTACCACCCAGGGCCTGGCAGATGGCGTTGACCACCGTCCGCAGGTCCAGGGGCTTGTCGTCGTCCACGTAGGCCAGTCGGTCGCTGTAGGCGGCCAGTTCGGGCACGTCGTCGGTGGTCATTTCGGCGGCCACGCGGTTGGTGTAGGCCGAGAGCGGGCACGATAGCCCGGTGCGGCTCAGGCAATGCAGCAGCGTGGTGAGCAGCGGCCGGCGGCCCCGCAGCTCCTGCCCGATGTGCCCGGCAAAGTCCACGTCTTTCAGGCTGGCCAACCCGCAGGCGGCGGTAATCTTGACGCCAATGGTGCCGCTCAGTAGTGGCTCTTCGTAGATTTCGGGCTGGTCGTAGCCGGTGAAGCGCAGCCCGTTGTTGTAGTAGAAGTCCGTCCGGCACGCCCGGTCATCGAGCACCACGTCCTGCAGTTCGGCCGGGGCCGTGCGCAGCAGCATGCTCAGGCTGGAGCCGATGGAGTCGGGCAAGTCGCCCTGGGTGTTGCCGCCTTCCAGGCCCTGGGCTTCGAGCTGAATGGGGTCGTGGGTGTCGCCGCAGAGCGTGTCCACCGGACCGCTGTAGCCCAGTACCCACTTTTCCAGGCGGCAGGCCGCGCCGTTCTTCTCGTCGGTAAACGAGAACGCCCAGCGCTTGCCGTATGCGCAGGCGAGCGTAAACGGCTGCTGAATGGTGACGGTGCCGTTGGTCACCTGCCACTGGTAGGCGCCTGCGGGCAGCCCGTCAAAGCGACCCGTTTGGTTTTCCTGCAACTCGGTGCCGGCTTCGTCAAGCACGCGGTAATAGAGTGGGTCGTTGGCCGCCGGGTCCACGTCGGCACTGCTGTGCACCTCCACGATGAGGCCGCCGGTGCCGGTGGGCGTGGGCGGCTGAAAGAAAATCAGGTTGTCAAGCTCCAGGCGCTGCTTGTAGGCGTAGGACGTTGCCTGTACGCCGGCCTGTCCGTTGCTCACCAGCAGGCCCAGGGAGGGCGGAGCCGCCAAAGGCGTGCCCGCCGGCAGGTCGTAGCGAAAGGGCGCAAGGGCGTCCCCGAACTGCACCGTGGAGGGGGTGGTGGCGTTGTCCAGGTTTACCTGCCCGAACAGCACTTGCCCGGCCCGGTAAATCCAGGCAAACACGTTGGCCGTGGTGGGCGTGGGGGTGGTGATAATCAGGCGCAGCAGCCGGTCGCCGGCCACGGCGGGCTCCAGGTAGATTTCCTGCACGAAGGTGGGCAGGCTCAGGCTGCGCAGCACGAGGCGCAGCGGGCCATCCGTCAAGACGCGAAATATCGTACCCGCGAAGGGCGGGGTGCCGTATAGGCGCGTTATGCCAGTCGGACCCAGCTCAACGGCAATTTCCTCGCTCAGCGTGAAGCCTGTGGCGTCTTCCGTCACTTCCACGCGGTAGCGCCCCGGGCCCAGCCCCGTATTGGGGTTGTAGGTGAACAGCCGCGCTAGCTTGTCGTAGATAGTGGGATTCACCAGCGAGGGCAACCCCAGGGTAGCGGGGAAGGTGGCCGTAGTCCCCGTCAGGGTGCGTACCTCCAGAAAGGGCAGCGTTTCGGCCGTGCCGGGCGCAATGAGCGCGCACCGCACCGTAACGCTGCCCGCCGCCCCGCTCCAGGTGGCCGTGATTTGGCCGCGCTGCTGGGTGCCCAGGCCGGTGGCGCCGCCGGCATGCGTGGTGGTCAGCAGCAGTCCCGTCAGGCTGCTGGCGCAGGCCGGGGCGTTGGGAACGTCGTGGGTGCTGATGGTGCCGTTGCCGGCATACACGACCTGGCGCTGGGTTTGGTTCAGGCAGAAGCTGGCCCCGGGCACCAGCTGGCCGGCGGTCAGCTCAACATTGCCGGGGTCGGTGGCCGATTGAAACCGGTCCCGGTACACGCGGCGGGCCTGGGTGTCGTATTGGTCAACGTCCACGGTGTAGCCCGTAGCCGGAGCTACATTGGCGACTGAAACCCGGCGAAGCGTGACAAACGGCATGCCCAAAGTTGCCAGCCAGCACCCCCAAGGCGGGCATGCCCGAGCCCCGATGAGTGCGCTACATCGTTTTGGGGCAGGTGGCACCAAACGACAGGCGGACCGTGAGAAATTTCTTAGCCCCTATATTCGGGCATGAAATACATTATTGTCGCTTGCTTGCTATTAGTTTCTTCTGCGGTATTCGCCCAGAAAAACAAGTCTCCATCCCCCAAGCCCGGTGTAGAAGCGTCATCACTGTTTAAAGGCGCGAACGTCATTGTCGTGCATACTAGCGATAGCGCCAAGGTCGCACTGCGAAAGGTTGCTATTTCTTTTCAGCAGCATGGTTTTGTAATTGACCGAATGGATTATGACCTTTTGAGTCTAAGCACCAAGCCAAAGCCTTTTGCCAGAAGTAGCTCCCATACTATGCAAGCCACCGCAGTGGCCGAACAGGGTATAATTAAGCTGGGAGGGCTGTGGCATGGAGAGCTCGGCGCTATTCACGTAGATGAGCAAGCAGGTTACACCAATGCGGCATCTAAAGCTGCATTTGCAGAAATAGAGGCGGTTGCTAAGGATTACCCCAATGCCAGCATTGGCTATTTGCTTAGGCCTTAACTGGTGCGCGCACGTCGATAATCCGTTACACCTAGAACAGCTCTTAAGTCCTGCCCGGCTGCCTTTAGTACGCCCGTTACCTCAACACGAAATGTGTTTTGTCCACGCGACGCACTAGGTCCAGAAGAGCCATAGCTACTGCCACCGCCACCGCCTGTAACCCTGCCTAAGCTAGAACTGGCGTTTTTGCTCAAGGCGGCAGCAACGCCACCAAGGGCAATGAGCCCTAGCCCGGCGGCTACGGCTATAGGCCCCGTCCCAGGTGCTGTGAAAAGCTTTTCCAATACGTCTTTGCCGATGCCAATAGCAACGAGTTGCGCGCCAAACTGACTCATAAAGCCTGCGATAGAGCCTAAAATTCCGCTAAACAAAGCCCCTAGAGCCTCATTGCCGGATGCGGCGCCTGTCACAATATTGCCGAATGCCTCTCCAAATTGTATGGCAAAATCACCGAGCAAAGGCCCGATACTGCTAGACAGACTATCAAATGCAGACTCCATATTGGCATTGAAGTCCAGCGTGCGCAAGTAGGCGGCCTTTTGGGCATCGGTCAGCTTTTGATAATTTTGCCGCGCAACCTCAACCGCTTCACCCTGCTTTTTGAGCACATCTTGGCTGATAAGCTGCCCTAAGCTCTGATTGGCATCGAGTCGTTGAGGCAACTGCGGGGCATCCAGCTTATCGGGCAGCTGTAGCGCGAACTCGGGCGTCTGATTCAGTTTTTCTAACCCCTTGGCTACCCGCTCTACGGCCCGGTCTACTGCTTCAGGGACACGGTCTAGCTGCCCGCGGAAGCCTTGAATAATCGCACCGCCTGGGCCAAAGCCAACCTCCGTAAGATTGGCAATCCCTTTCTGTAAAATCTTGGACTTGTTGCCCAGGAAATCGTATTTTTCTCCCGTTTTGGTTAGCGAATTCCCAAAAGCTATTGAAGCTAGTTCGTTATCGCGCAACTCTTTTCGCAGCTTGTCCAGTGCCTTCTGCTGGTCTTCCGTCAGTTTGGTAGACTTGCCAAGTGCTGCGGCCAAATCGCCGCCAATCAAGCCTACTACTTCTTCAATGGGGGTGAAAGCGGCAGCAAATGACCCAGTGAGCGGGGTGGATTTTGGGATGTTTAGCAAGGCTAGCTTCAACCCATCAAGAGCTTGCGCACCACCAGTTGTTACCGCCTTAAAGTCGCCCTGCATCAATCCGAGGTAGATTCGCAGCCCGCCTACGGCAACATCGAAGCCGCCCGCAACAAGGCGCAGAGGCAAAACCAGTTGGTCAGTGAGCAGCTTCCCAACGCCACTCAACGCCTCCGAGAGCGCCGTGCTACTGAAGCTCAGCCCACCAAAGCTGTTTTTAATACTATCGAAGACCCCGGCTACTGTGTTGGCTAGGCTTTGAAATATCGGCGCCACCCGGCCCCAGTTCTCAATAATAAGGTATGCGCCGGCAGCCACCGCGGCGGCGGCAATGCCAATTGGGCCTAACGCAGCCACGGATGTCACCCCAAGCACTTCAAAACCCGCTACCACCGAGGGGATGGCAGACAGAATAGCCCCGAGAGCATACAGTAACGGCCCCGCGGCGGCAGCAGCAGCAGTCAAGCCGAACACCAGTTTCTGTGTAGCCGGGTCCAGCGCCTCGAATCTGTCGGCTAGACTGGTGATGAAATCAGCCAACCTCCCCAGCTTGTCTTCAATATTAAAGGTCTTGTTGAGGGCATTACCCAGTTTTGAAAAAGCAATTGTGCCCGCATCCTGAATGTTTTCAAATGCGTTATTAATCCCTCCGGTAACCTTGGGCAGCTTCTCAAGCTGAGTGGTAATGCCTTCTACAAAAGTGGTTGCGTCAATATTGAGTTTTTGCAGCTTCTCAGTATCTGAAGTGCCAAACGCGGATTCAATAGCCTGGCGTATCTGAGGGACTCGCTCAGCCAGTTGGTTGACTTCTTCTGCCGAAATCTTGCCCTTGCTAGCAATTTGCCCAAGAGCCAAGCCTACTCCGTCTAAATCAGCCTTGCCTTTGCCTACTGTAGCCAACGCGTTGCCGAATGCGCCCAAGGAGCGCCGTGCCAAGTCGGCCGAAAACCCAGCAGCCTGCAAGTTGATGGCTCCTTGTTCAGCCTCTTTAAGCCCTAACCCGGGCAGCTTGGCCAACTCTTGGACTTTTGCTAAGGCAACGCTTAACTCTTCGCCGCCCTTATATGTGGCTGCAAATCCCTTGTCTAAAGCCTGCAGGTCCCCAGCAGAAACGACGGCCGCCGCGCCGATACCTAGAACTGGAAGTGTTACACCCGCTATAAGGCCAGTCCCAGCTGATTTTAGCCCCTCTCCAACTCGGCCAATGCCCTTGTCTAATTCATCAACTCGCTTGTCGAATGCAGCAAACGACGAAGCAAGCGGGCCATTGATAATGGATGCTAGGCCCTGGGCTTTTGCGCCGACCCCCGCAAAGGAACCCCCAACATTGCCAGCAGCCTCCGCAGCCAATGTTGCAGCCGAAACAAACCGGCCATTGGCCTCGCGCATGCGGCCCGCTGCATCAATGTAGCGCCCGGATGCTCTTTCGGCAGCGTCTCCCACTTTCCCAAGGTCCGTTTGCACGGAATTGGCGGCAGCACCGAATCGGCTAATATCCGCGCCGATAACAACATTGAGTTCGCCTAGCGTATTGGACATGGCTTATGCTTGTGCGGTAGGGAATCGTTTGCCAGACCGAAGGGCGAGCGCCGCATGGCGAGCCCAATCAATCTGCGGAACCGGCTCAGGAGTGGGGTCGAGCAACGGAAGGGGCCAGAAATCGGCGGCGGTTGGGCGCCGAAAGCCCTTTTGGAAAGAGCCCACGGCGCTATAAACCTCCAATGCCACGGCCCGGTGGCCCCACTGCGCCTGCTGGTGCCTGTAGTAGTGGTGGTAGAGCAGCGAATCGTAATCGTTCCAGGTCAAGCCCCAAAACACTTCCGGCAGGATGCCCGCCACGCCGAAAGCCTCTTCCAGCGTGGCGGCCCACCCTATTTCTTTGCTTTTCTCGGTGCCGCCGGCTTCTTTGCGCCCCGGGTCGCTACCAGCGCCGGGGCGGGGGCGTTTCCCGGGCGAGCCGCTTGCCGCTCCAGCCGCTGGGCCAGCAGGTTGTAATGCGTACTCAGGGGTTTGCCGGCCTCTTGCAAGGATTCAGGGCTTTCGCTCTGTTCGGCCTCGTCAATCCAATCGGCTACGTTATCCACGTCGAAATCCACCGCAACGCCTTCGCGCTTGGCCCCCGCGTACAGGGCAGAGTACAGGAACTGTGCGTTTTCAGTCGGAGTCAAGGCCTTGCGACCTGTGGGGGCATAGGACTGCCCTGCCTCCTTTGCTTTGGCTGCGTAGTACTGGTTCAGGCCTACTTCGGCGAAAAGCTGATGGTAGTCCTGCAGGTCAAAACCCTCCTTCTGCAGTTCGCAAAACAGGGCGGTTTGCCGGGTGCCGATGTAGTAGGGCCGCAAGGCGCCGCCAATCAGCATTTCGCCGCTTCCGATGATGGTGTTCATGCTAAGCGACGGTTACTTTTTCAATGGGCCCGCTCAGCGTCAGGTCGGCATTCCAGGTTACCGCGCCTTCTTCGGGCTTGGCCCAGTTCAGGTTGCTCACGTAGAAATTGCCCTTGAACCGGGTGTCGCCCGTTACTTGAGTGCCGTACTCTACTTCCACCAATGTGCCGTCGTTGATGAGGTCAAAGACATCCTCGTAGCTCACATTTGTAGCTGCTTCGGCGGTAGTGAACTTGCGCAGGTTTGCGGCAATGCTGCCGGTACCGCTTTTGCGGCCGGGCGAGAATTCAGCCCAATCGCCCGACGCACCGCACGTAGCGGGGTCCATGGCGCGGCTGATGCCGAAGTTAAAGGAAGTGGCGCAGCCTACGACGATATCGCCAATGCTGACGTTTACATCGATTGCGTTGACGTTTGTTGCCATGGGGTTGTTGAATTAAAGATTAAGCGTAGAGAAAATTGTAGTAAGGGCTTTGCGCGGGCACTGGCACCACCGAAGCGGCGGCATGGTAATGCACCTGCCAGCGGTAGCGGAGTAGGCGCCGCACCACGACCAGCTCACCGATGGATTCAGGGGGTGCATCGCCAAGCGTTTCCAGTAGGCCAGGTCCGCAGTCATAACCCGGTACCGTTAGCCGCTGAAAATCCAGCAACTCAGTTATCTGGTCGGCCAGCTCGTTCGCAGGAACAGAGCTAATGGCCTGAGTAGGGAATTGGGTTACCACGTCCACCAGCACCGTGCAACTCCATGCCTGACAGCCGGCCGAGCCGGGTGCGCGCGTGGCCAGTGGCTGCTGCAATAGCACGTAATGTCCGGCGTGGTTGCCGGGTAAATGTTCATGCACCGGGACCACCGCACCGGCCAGCGTCAGCGCGTTGCTGAGGCGGGCATATAGTGCGGGCGAGAGGTGCTTGAAGGGGTTCAAAACAGCTTGGTGTTAGCTTTGAGCAGCGCCACAAAGGCCTGTCGGTTTTTTTCGTAAGCAGGATAGAGGAAGGGCTGAGCGCGTTGGAAGCGCGTGCCGAATTCCAGGTGGATGCCATAATCCACGCCATCCGACACAGTAGCCGAAAGGCCGTTGGGGGCAATTTCGGCGTGTATCGAACTACGCAATCGCCCGGTATCGACCGGGGCAAACAGCTTGGCATCGGTTTCAATGAGCAGCGCCGTTTGCGCTACGGCCAGGCGTGTTCCTTCGCGCACTTTGGGCACCAGGGCCCGCACTTTGCTCAGGAATCCGTCTACACCTTCCAGCCTCACTGAGACACTATTGGCCGCCATTGATGCAGGTTAGTAAAAGGTATTCCTTGTCTTTGTCGGGCACCACGGCTTGAATGTTTACCGTCTGCCCATTCCAGCGGCCCCGCTGCTTGGCAGTAACCCCGGCCTTGCACCGGATGCGCACCCGCAGGCCGTTATAGTTCGCTATCTGCCCATTTAAGAGCCGTTCGCCCGCGTTCACCACTTCCACATCGGCCCATACCGCCTCTTCCGTAGGCGCGCCAGGCGTATTGCCGCCTTGTCCGTCCGGGATTGGCGCGCCATCGGTGATGATGGTAAATCGCTCCCGTAGCTGACCACTGCTGAGGCGTCCCATTAGTAGCCGAGGGGGTTAACAACCGCCTGGGCCAACGTGACCCGCCACGAAACGGGCAGTTCCTGGTTGGTGCCAATGCTACCACCGCTGGCCTCCCGGTTCTTGTACCACTCCGCCGCAATCTCCAGCATCGCCCGTTTGGCCAGGCCTAGGAATTGCGGGTCGCCTACGGTGGTAGCCGTGACGGTGTAGGTTTGGGCCACGGCATCGCACCAGGCTAGTTCCCGGTTGATGCTGATGCCCTTGCGGTACTCCGACAGGAACGTACTGGCGTTGGCCAGCGCGTCCAAATCGGCGTAGAAGCCCGTGACACCCGTAGCTGTGGCGCCCGCAGGCAGCACATAGGCTTCATCGAGCCGGTAGGTGAGTTCCAGGGTTTGCGGGGCGAAGTAGCGGCCGGTGTGGGCCTCTACCTTTTCCCGCGCCGCCGTGCGGAACAGCGCCGCTAGCTCCAGCTGGGCCACAATGGCAGGGTCGGTATCCGAAGGCACCGCCCCTGCATCGTAGGCCGCCACCAACGCCGCGTCCAAATCCAGCCGGGCATGCGCGTTGAACAGGGCCAAAGACACTGGCTCAGCGGCAGGAACGGGCGAGACAAGGACGCGGGTAGTGGGCATTATTCGGCTTTGGTTTCTTCGAGAGATTCGTCCTCAGCGGCCTTCTTTCTGCCGCTTCTTTTGATGCCGATAAAAGCGGGCACCTGGTGCTCCGTTTCAGCCGTCACGTCTTCGTCGGTTTCTTCGGCCCGGCCCTGTGCCACTAGCACGGCAGCATCCTCTTTGCTCTTTACTTCAAAGACTTGGCCGGGGGAAACGAGGCCGCGTTCTACGGCCAGCGTTTCCAATGCTTTTAGATTAGCCATATTACGCGGCGATAAGGGCAGCCGTGGCAGCCGTTACGGTGGTTTTCACAAAGCTTAGCGGCTGGGGAACCGGCAGGGCCACGCGCTCCTCAAGCACGAAGGTGATGAGGTTGCGAATGGGGTTGTCGCGGTCTTGGTCGTAGCTGCGGATGCTGGCCTGCTTGCGGTCAAGCAGGATGGCGCCCGTCTGGAAATTGCCCATGATGATGTCGCCATCGGCCAGGGCCATGTTCTCCACCACCGTCACGCCGTCCACCGAGAACGACCCGTTGGGGTTGGTCTGGAGCATGGGGAACAGGTAGCGGTTTTCGGCGTCCTTGGCTACACGCATCATGGCGTAAATGGTGGGCGACACGAAGGCGGCGGTGGGGCGGTACTTGAGCTTGCGAATCTGCAGGCGCATAGCCACCAGAATATCCCACAGGTTGGGGTTCACCACGCGGAAGGCCCCGGGGTTGAAGGCTTGCGCGAAAGCAAATACGCCTTTCAGGTTATCGCCCGTACCGGTGCCGTACAGCACCTGCTCGTCTTCTTTCAGCTTCAAATCCTCCATGCCCAGCGTCGCCAGCAGCGTCGTCAGGAATGGAATATCTTCCACCATTTCTTCGGGGACGCGGATGTGGCCGGCAATCTTGCGAACCGGCGCATCTACCACCGTCAGGTCGTAGTCGAGCTGGGGCTTGAGCGCACCTTCGGCCACCATGCCGAAACCGCCCTCGCCGCGTAGGGCCTGCACGTAGCGCACCAAGTTGCTATCGGTGCTGCCGGTGGTCATGTACTGGCGAATATGCTCCTCCGCGGGCGGGGTTTGCACCGTCGAAAGCACTTGCGGGAGCGTGAACAGGGTGCCGGTGATGTTGCCGGCGGTGCTCATGTCGCCTACAGCCTTGCGCTCGAAGTTCTTCTCGTCATCCACCATGATGCCGTTTTTGGCGTTCTTGGCCAAGTTCAGGATGCCGCCGTTGGCGTGCGCCTTGGACAGCTTTTCGCCAAACACGTCGTACAGGCTTTTGGCCTGGTTGCCGCCATCGCCAAACGAGCCTCCTTGACGCTTCATGGCCAGGGCCATCTCATCAATGGTTTTGTCCTGCTTGGACAGCGTATCGAGAAGCTCTTTTTGCTTTTCAGCAATGTTCTTCATCTCGTTTTTGGCCTCGTCTGCCAACTTCTGGCTGTCCTTGGCGGACGCCTCAGCCTTTTCCAGGCGGGCTTTCATGTCCTCGCCTAGCTTTTTGATTTGTTCTAATTCTTCGGGCACGGTTGTCGGTCGTTAGTTGTTAGAGAATATTTTGAGGAATTCGCTAGCAGCTTTCTGGCCTTCGGTCGGCTCTGTGGCGTCAGAAGTGACCGCGGGGGCCGGCTCCTTGCTTTCGAGTGACGGTGTAGCAAGCAGCGACTTGCAAAACGATTCTATCTGCAAGGCTTGGATTTCCATCAGCTCGCAGAGGTCATCGGAGTAGGCCCCCTTGAGGGCTTTGGTCAGCTTGTGGTGGCGCTCAAAGAGTTCTTTGAGGGCGGTTTCGCGCTCGGGCGCGGTCATGGCTTCGGACTTCACGCCCAGTAACGGGGTGCTGCTGTTGGCGCCCCATGCTTGCAGGCTACTGCCCTCCTTGAGGTGAACCTCGTGGCGGATAACCGTGCCGTTCTGCTGGCGTTCGCTTTTGCCCTGTACCCAGCGGAACCCGATGGAATGCTCCGTAATGAGGCCATCTTCGGCCATCAGCAGGAAATCCCGGCCCAGCGCGTGGCGGCCGGCTTTGGATTCGTAGCGCAGGCCGTGCCCATCTTCTTCCAGCTTTTGCAGCACACCCACCGCCTTCGTGGTGTTGTGGTCGAGCAAGTGCTTGATGGACGGCTGGCCGGAAGCCGGACCGCGCTCTTCGATGGACTTCTTGAAGGCTCCTTTGCGAATGATATCGCCATCGGAGTCCACGTTGTCAAATGCCGCGAAATAGCCTGTTACAATTCCCTGTTTGGAATCTACGTCCTTGATGGCGAGCGGCAGGCTATAATTCTTGACCTCGTAAAGCATGAGTCAAAACTCCGACGCGCCCCGCCCACCCACACCACCACCCGCCCCCGATGAGTGCGCTACATCGTTTTGGGGCACGAAAAAGCCCCGCTTTGTGGGCGGGGCTGGTGTTACGGGACGTCCTAATCTTAAACGACCGGATAGTTTTTTACAGGCGGCGACCCGCCTAACCGACCGGGACTTGAACCCGGATATCCGCGAGTGACCGGTGCGAATATACGCATTAGTTACTAAGGAGGCCATCGAGGCAGCAGGCCCAGGCTTTGTGCGGCGGGCGGGGCCAAACTACGATTTCCAGGCCGGGCAGGTGCGCTTTGCTGGGCTTTTTGCCGAAGATGTTGAAGCGGATGCGCGGAGAGTAGGCGTCCTTAATCGAGTTGAGCACGTCCCAATATACCACTATTCCCGCACTTTATACCCGATACTACAGCGGCAGTTGCACCGCTCGGCAGCAGATAGCAGCGGGTCGCCGGGGTAGCGCGCCGCCAAGCCGCCTACCGTGAACACGCCGTTCATGGGCACCGTCTGCCGGTCGGCCGTGCGGTGCGTGGGGCGCGTCCGGCTGCCAGGGGTAGCAATCCAGAACTTATCCAGGTTCAATCCCGTGGCGGCCGCGCCCAACTGGCTGCCGTAGTTCGCGGCGGTGATGAGTTCCGTCCGCACGATGCGTCGGGCGCGCGTCGGTACCAACTGGACCACCTTGGCGCGCAAGTTTCGGGCGGCCTCGGCAATGCCCAGTCCGTCCGCTGCCGCCTGGTTGAGCACGTCGCGCACCACCTTGCGCGTGGTTTCGGTGATGCCCCGCACGGCCGCCGCGCCTTCGGTGGTGATGAAGCTCCGCAGCCGGGCGCCCCAGCCCTGTTTCACCGCGGGCGGGGCCTGGGCCTTCTGGCGGCGCGTCAGGTACTCGTAGGCGTCGTCGGCTTCGGCGCTCCCACACGCTTCGTAGAGCGACTGCAGCGGCGCAATGAGCCACCGGCTGCTGATGCGGGCGACGATGAGCGAAATGCCCGCGGGGCCGGGCAGGGCGTCAAATTGGGCGAGCATGGCTAGGGCTTCTTCGAACTGGCGCACCAGGCCCAGGCGCACGGCAGCCGTGTGCTTGGGCTCGAGGGCGCGGAGGCGCTTCATTTGGGCGTAATACCTTGTGATAGCCACCTGTTTATTGCACTAGATTGCCAATTATGCCCGGATTACGCGGCGAAACACTTAGAATTATTATATTATATTAATTTACTAGTTCTGTGCCCGTTACCCCCGCGTCTTCTTCTGGCAAATCAACTGGCACCGCAAACGGGTCCACCAGCCCAATGGGCACCCAATACTTTGGCAGTTTAGGGTCGGGGGTTTCGCCGCACATCTCCTGCTTGCGTTGATTAGTAATCCAATGAGCGTCTTTGAGCCAGCTCACCTTAGCAGCAATGTCTTCCTGTAGCTCAGGGATGCCCGACGTATCCGGTTCCAGCCAGTAGGTAGCTTCAAACTGCGGCACCAGCCACCGGGATAACTCAGACGCGATGTAGCCAATCGTAGGTAGCAGTGATTGGGTGTACATCATCTTCCGGTAGGCCTCCGCATTAGCGAAGGTCATGCCCTCCTTGTCGTTCAGCAAGCCCGATGGGACGCCCACGTAGGAGCACAAGTCGGAGAAGTTGGCGCGGCGGTATTCCAGAATTTGCAGGTCGGTGGAGCTAACACCAAAGGCCGTGTAGCCAATCTTGGAGCCAATTACTGGCACCTCCGAGGGCCGCGCCCGATTGCCCCCGTTGAGCAGGCTCTTAAGCGCCTGTAGTACCGAAGGGGCAACTTCAACCGGCATGTTATTCACTGGCTCCAGCCACACGGCGCCCTTTGGGCCCTGGTTTTGCAGCAGTGCGATTTGGGTCCGGATGCTGCTATCATCGCCCGTGATTTCTTTTTCTGCGGCCGTGATGCACCCCAGGCCCCACACGCCCCCATCGGGATTATACTGCTTCAAATGCAGCACCTCGGAGCGTTGCATGTAAATGCGGGCACCGGGCTTGGTCGGGTCAGGGGTGAACCAATACCCTTTGACAGGGCGTAGCGGCCCATCGGTATCCGGCTCAACCTGCAGGAGCGGCAGAATCCATAGTTCCCCCACCTTGCCCTTACGGCTGCCGAATTCGGGCTTTACCGTACTGACAAAGCAGTTGCCGGCCGCCTTGAGTTGAATGGCTACAGCGAAGAAAAACAGATACGCCCCAGTATCAGGGTTGGGTTGGTACAACAGGTCCAGTACAGGATGCTTCAGCACTTTTTCAGCCTTGCCGTTCGCGCCGGGCCTGTAGAGCGCTAGTGGTATCTGCGCAAACATGGTCGCGTAGAAGCTCAGCACCCGCCACAGCTGCCCCCGAATCTTTGCGTGCCACTCCCCCGCAAGAAAGGTCATGTTGCCCCCAATAATCTGCATGGGCAACGTGCGGCCTAGCCCATCGACCTGCAGCGCGTAGGACTTGCGTAGCAAGGGCGCGTCGTAGGCGGCTTTGATTTCGCCCAATGCCTGAGCGGTTTTGGTAAGGAGGCTCATAGTAATTGTACTTCAAAGGGCTTCACGCCAGGCAGGATGCGTTGCACCGCCTGAACTAATAAATCCACGCTCTCGTCATGGGCCGCATTCGGGAACGTAGATACTTCATCCAGCCAGCGGTCGCACCAGCTGCCATCAATCAGCACGACCCGCAGCGACTCGCAAAAGGGCACAATGCTGTTGGCGCGAGTGACCTTATCATCTGTTGGGGCGGGCGCTTCAATGACGTTGAGTTTCGTGCTTTCGCGCAGGGTTTGCACGGTGCTTTTGCCGTTGGCCTTCGGCTCGATGGCTAGCTTGCTTTCTGCCGTATAGCCGTTACGTTCAACAAATTGAGGAAGAAAGCGACACAAAGGCCCCATCTCTAGGCGCACCCAGTCAACTTGCCGAATGAACAGCAGATTGCGAACATAGGCCGAGGCCATAACCCCAGTAGGGTCGTTTACCTGGTCTTTGGTAAAGGCGGTGTCTGCGTCGAAATTCCAGACTACCCGCTCGCCTTTGGTGAACTCAAGAAAGTCGGGCCAACTAAGCTTGTGGAACCACACCTTTTTGAGCTTGCCGCCGCCTTCGGGGCTGGGCCGCTGCTGAATCTGGCCGGCATAGCCGTAGCTTCCTAAATCCTCTTTTAGTCGGGTGCAGGCCTGTATGTCGAGCCGATTGGGGTCTAGTAGCCCGTCAACGTAGTATTTAGCGGCCTCTGCTGGCCGGATATCGGAGCTAAGCTCGCCAGGCAGGCAGATATGTCGAAGAGTCGGCTTAGTCGCAATCCACGTACCGGCCGGGTCCAATTCATGCAAGCGCTGCATGACCATGATGGTCACAGTGCGCTTCTTGTTCGTCTTGCGGGTGCTAAGCGTCTTAGAGACAAAGCGATTCGCCCGGATTCGGGTTGTCTCTGACTCCGACTCCTCTGGGTTGATGGGGTCGTCAACCAGGATAAAATCACCGTGCATACCAGTAACACGCCCGCCGGTGGAGGTAGTAAAGCGCTGCCCTTTCTTGGTGTTCTTGTAAGCGGTTTTGCCGTCTTCGTCGTGCTTGAACTCGATGCGGCCGGGGAACACCTTGGCGAACTTCTCCGATTTCAGGCAGTCGCGGGTTTTTACCGCGTGACTGATGCTCAAATCTGCCGCGTAAGAGCTGCTAATGATGCGAATGCTAGGATTTTTAACCCAAAGCCAAGCCGCAAACAGCTGGGTAACAATGGTGCTTTTACTGCTCCCCGGGGGGACATTGATAAGCACATCGGGTTGTTGTTCGCCTCGGGCCCATGCCTCATACACCTCCTGCAGCTGGTCGCAAATAAATTCAATGTGCCAGTTTAGGATTAGCTCAGTTGCCTCAATGGTTTCCCAGAACTCCCGAAAGAAATCATAAAAACGCCGCTCACACAGGGCGGCTATCAATTCGTCTTCGGATGGAAGGCCTAACAGGATTTCATTGCTCATCCCTCGTCGCCCTCCCCCGGCTGCATTTTGCGGCGGATGGAAAGCAGCGCCAATAGGTCTTCCCGGCTCAGCTTGGACGTGTCGGCCGGGGGTACCAGTGGCGCGCCGTCCTTGCCTGTTACCTCGCTACGGTCTTTGTACTTCTCGGGCTTATGAGCCTTAAGCAGCGCGAGCAACACCGTATCACTGCCGACATGCTCATAGTAGGGCTTGCCAGTTTCAGGGTGGTAGATGGGGTCACCCGACTTTGTGAACTTGTATTGAATGTCCTCGAAGTTGGCGCGGCGCCAGGCGCGCTCTTCCAACTTTTCAACCGCCACCACCAACGCGTCGTCCCATTCCTCGGCAAAGCTTACGTCGTTCTCCCTGCACACATAGACCCACGAACGCGCTACTTCAGCGGCGCGAGCAGCTTTGCTGACATTGGCGCTATCGGAAAGCACGTCCAAAAAGGCACGGCGCCACACAGCCAATGGCTCGTGCGCCTGCGTTGAGCTGTCCTGATTCGTCTTGTCCACCCTCCAAAACTACCGCCCCCGCGAACCCGGCTCAGGCCGAAGCAGCGGGTATGAGTGCGCTACATCGTTTACCGAACCGGGAGTAGCTCGAAGTAGCCGGGATGGCCGGCTACCTCATGGCCCAGCGCAAACACCAGGGCGGCGACAGGGGCCGTGCCGCGTGCACCGCCGAACCGGCCGGGCTCGCTCTGCACCACCGTTTTCAAAAAGTGCTGCGGGCTCGGTGGGCGAATCTCAAACCGGGCTACGCTCCCCCGCTCTGTTTCGGTATGGCTCAGGCGGCGGGCGGCGGTGGGGCGGGTATCCAGGTGCCAGGTCCCGCCGCGCCGTAACGGGGGCACCAAATCAACCGGGGCGTGGCGCTTGAGGTGGGGAATGGCCAGCAGCAGCCCTTTGGCCAGGGTCACATTACCCGAGGCCCGCACGGTTAGCCGCGCATCAACGGCTACCACCGGCGGCACATACGCTACCGCCGGCTCCTGTGCTGCCGTAGGGGCCGGGTGGTGGGGACGGTCGAAGGGGTTGCCGGTGAAGGAGTGGGGGTGGTTCATGGCGTTTACTCAGGGGTGGGGAGTGGGCTGTTTCTCAGGGCTTTTAGTAACAGCATCCGGTAGCGGTCGGCATCGGCGGCCAGGGCCAAAAGAGCGGCGCGGGCCTGGTCCAAGGTGAGTGTGACCGGCGGCCCGTCCAACAAGTCGAGACCGCAGGCCCGGCGCAGGTAGTCGTCGTATTGGCTGGGGCTCATGGCAAATCGGTAATGCGGATAACGGTGCGCTGGGCTTCTTTCGAGGCGGCCCGCTCCTGGGTGTAGGCGCGCTGGGCGATGATGGCTGGCTTATCGTCAGGAATAAGCTTTTCCAAGACGAGGGCGTCAATCAGTAGCTTGCCGGTGCTCACCAAGTTGTCGTAGTCCATCGCCGAACCGGTGCTGTAGCGAATCAGCTCCAGCCGAACCGGGCCAGCGTGCCGGGCGTGCTGGGCTCGGATAGCCACTCGGGCCAGATAGCGATACGCCACCATGAGCTTGGCTTTGGCCGCCCAATGCATCCGCAGCAGCCCGCCGGCTCCGTTGTTGCCGGGCACCTTGCCAGGGAATACGATTTCCGTAGCGGTTTCGTGCGCTGTGGGCGACGTTTGGCCCGCTCCTGCTACACGGGGAGCAGCAGGAGCTTTGAGGACGGGAGAGGGGCGTAAAATCGGTTTCATGTTCGGGTGGGGTCTGGCAAGCCCAGCGCCTTGCGCGTGTCCTGTTCGATTTTCATGGTAGCCATGAGTTCGTCGTGGATGGCTTGCGCGGCAGAAGCAACGGCCATGCGAACGATGTCAAGGGCGGGCAACTCGGCGTACTCGGGCTTGCTGTCGTGCAGGTTGATAAAGCTCCAGATGCGTTCACGAACAGCGGCATCTGTTTGGCGTAGCATGCGGGTGGCCAGCGGGGCATACTCGGCAGGGAAAACCGGAACGATGCGCTTACTCACCTTCCACCTCCTCTCCCCCTACGGGCAGCGCCCTGGGTAGCTTGGGGGCGGGAGAATAAGCCAATACTTCTGACCAAGGCGGACCCGGCAGCAGGTGGCGCCAATGGCTATAACGGGCTGGCTGGTCGCAGAATTCAAGTCCGCTAATCCGCTCAGCGGTATTCAGTGGGACCTCCCAAGCAATCACATACAGGCTTTCGGGCAGTTTTTCGGCGCGTGGAATCCAGCGCATGCCTTCCCGCAGCTTCCGCAGTTCCTCATCCCGCTGGAGCAACTGCCGCTCCTGTTCTCCTTCCTGGGCCAGCTTGGCGCGGAGGGACTCTATTTGGCCTTCGAGTTCTTCGTGGTAATCGCGGGCATCCGAGAGAATCCCGCAAACGATGTGGTGCTCATCCTCGGCCTTCTCTGCCCGAGCCACGGCCACGGCTCCGGCGTCTTCGGCTTCTTGGAGGCGGGCGCGGAGGGCGGTGGCTTCGGCGGATTGAAGCATAAAGAACTCATGCGCAGCCTCTAAGAACGGATTGCTTGACCGCATGTGCAGGTATTCCAGCACATCGTTCAGGGTGTAGTCTTCACCGCAGCATTCGACGGTACGGGCGGGGCTATTGGGCGTCATGGGCTGGGGTTTGTTTGGTGGCAACGGGCCAGAGCAGCGCCGTTTTGGCTTTTTCTACTTCCAGTGCGTCCTGCAGGGCCGCCTTGTCGCGTTGCAGCCGCCGCACCTGTGCTACCAAATGGCGCACATCCGAAACCGCCCGCTTGGCGAAGGGAATCGTCATGCCGTCGAAATGGGCGCTCGCATCGCAATAGCCCGCCGTTTCCGAAATCAGGCGCAAGTCCGAATCCGACAGTTCGGGGCCAATGAAGGCATTCGGATGAATTGGGCGCTGCACCCACTTCCCCTCCCCGCCGGCTCCTTCTCCTACTAGGGGCGGGGACGGGGGCGTTTCGGGGCTTAGGCGGTCGGCCTGCGCCAGCAGCTGTTGAGCGGCCAAACGCAAGGCATCGGGCTGGTGATTGGGCGCCCAAAATTCGGCCATCTCTTCTGCCTTGTCGCAGATTTTGGCGGCAGCATCCGCCGCATCTATCGCGGCGCGGGGGTCTTCGGTGTGGGACATGGGAAGGCGGGTTGAGAAGGTTGAAGTTACGAAGCAAAAAGCATTTAAGCAACTGATTTGCAAATAGTTATCCACAATATCAGCCGATTCGGTGGCGGTGTTGGCTTCTTTGGGGGTGGGGCGTTAGAAGGCACGGCCGGGGGCCCGATACTCTTCTCCGTTGGGCAGGCCGGCGTTCGGATTGTTGGAGGTCCAGGGCTGGCCGACTGGCAAGGCCGGGGTTTCGGCCGGGGCGTCCCAGGTGGTGCCTTCGAGCGGATTCTTCTTGTCGCCCAACTCTGGCGCGTAGCGGTTGGTGAAGATGTTGTACTTGAGTTCCAGCATGCCGGGCTTGCCCACGCGGCCCTGCTTTTTGATTTTGTGAATCCAGAGCTGCACCTCGGGCTCGGGGAAGGCTTGCCGGAACACGGCTAGCACGTTGTCGAACTTGTTGGCCCACATCTTCCCGCCGCTGATGGAGTAGGCGTTCGGCACCAAGAGCTTGCCCTCTTTGCTTTTCACGTCGCCGGCCGGGTGGGCGGTGACGAGTACCGCCACGTCGTGCTTGATGGCGTAGCGTTTGAGCAGGCTGAACTGCTGGGAGAGGTACAAATCCTCCCGGCTTTGAAAGTCGTGGGTGAGCTGGTTCCAAGGGTCAATCAGCACCGCGTCGTATTTGCGCTGGCTGGCTTGCAGGGTGAAGGCGTCGAGCAGCTGCTGGGGCGTAGCCCCGTCCGGCGCGGTTACAACGGTGAAGTGTTCATAGAGCCATTCCAGCGCGTCCTGTAGCTGCTGCCACGCCATGCGCCGCTGTGGGTACTTAAGGTTGGCGGTGCGGCCTACTAGCATTTCGGCCATCTCGACGTAAAACTCTTCCTCGTTTTCAGGGACGTACACGCAGAACCGCCAACCCGACACGGCGGCCTTCATCAGCATAACGGAGAGGATAAACCGGCTTTTGCCCTGGTTGGCGTAGCCGGTCACGGCCGTAATTTCCTTCCGTAGCCACGTCCAATACTCATCCAGGCAGGGCCAATGGGTGGTTTCCCCGTTGCCCAACCCGGTTTCGTAGAAGGCGCGGGCAAGGGCCAGGACGTCGGGGTACTGCTGCACCTGCAAGGCCGGGGCAGGCAGTGGCTCGGGGCGGGGCTTTTGGGGCCGTTCGGTGCGGCCGGGCAAGGGGGCCGGCTCCAGGGCGGGCCCGTCGAAAGGGTTGTAGTTACGCGGCTGCATGCGGAGCAAAGCGGGTTTGGAAGGTGGTGAGCAAATCGAGCGAGGCATAGTAGCGCTGGTTCATCTGCTGCATTTCGGTTTTGAGGTAGTCGCGCTCGACGCCTAACTGAGCGTAGCGGAATTGGGCCGCGCCCATTTCTTTGCGTATCTCGTCCACCTGCTCATCGTGCAGGGTCTGGGCATTGGCCACGGCGCCGAAGTAGTTCTTAAGGGCGCGCAGCAGGGCGGTGTTTTGCTCCCAGCGGGGCCGGTGGGCGGGGTTTGTTGGGGGCTGCTCGCAGCGCAAGGCCAGCATTTCCACCAAGGGCGCTAGCTGCTGGGCGGCGTATTCGAGTTGCACGGCGGCATCTTCAAGGGCGGTTTGGCTGGGCAGGTTCATCGCGTGTGGTAAATCGTGGCGTTGGGAAAGTTCTTTTGGTAAGTCTGGGCCGCTATCCGGTTTAGGTTGGCATCGCCGTTATTGGGCAGCACGATGTGGCGGCCGGTGCAGTCGGAGCCTTCGGGCGGCAGTTCGTGCTTGGGGGTGGGCTGGGAGAGGTCCACGGCGTGGGTCAGGGTGAGCAGCTTGCCGGCCGGGGGCTTCTGGGCGTTGATGAAGTAGGTCGAAATCCAGCTACGCAGGGTGCTGGCCGGGCCACTCACGTTCTTGGCCCGCATCGTGTCCTGAATGGCGGCCCGGTAGGTTTCGTGCGCCAGGTCGATGGGCAGCCGCAGGTCGTTGCACAGGGCTTTGAAGCTGTCAGGACTGGTCAGGTATTGCCAGGTATCGGCCGTGAAGGTTTTGAGCCCATTCTCTTCGACTAATTGCTGAACCCGATTGGCCGCCGCCGACGCATGCGGTACTTCGTTAGAAGTACTTGTAGATGTAGATGAAGATGAAGGGGGGGGATTCAAGGGGGGGTGTAAGGGGGGTTTATTATCCCCCGTTGCCTTCTTGGGTCTACCCCCCTTCGCGCCATACTCTTTGCCTTTTACGCCGTGCTCTCCGCCGCTTTCGCCGCCTTTGGCCCGCGCCTGACGCAGCGCCTCGTCTTTTACCATGCGGCGGGAATAGATGGCCCCATCGGTGTCACGGCGGCTCATTACCCCGTATTCGAGCAACCGGTTAATGGTTTGTTGACAGTCGGCTTCACTCATAGCGAGCATGCGCGAGAGGGCACCGTGTGGCATCGGGCGGCCCGCCAGCAGCAAAACGCCGCGCTCATCGGACTCGTGCATGATGCAGAGCATGTCAAACCACACCGACCGGTCGTGCCGGTCGAGGGCCTGAATGCCGGGGTCTTTCCGCCAGTCGGCCGGATAGAATTGGAAGGCGGGCATTTTCATATCGATGGCTCTATCTTATTGTATTTGCGTCGGTTGCACTTCTTGCACAAGCACTGAAAATTGTGTTCTTCGTGCGCGCCACCTTTTGAGTAAGGCACGATATGGTCAAGCTCCAGCCTATCCGTAGAGCCGCAATAGGCGCATTTGCCAACCGCCATAACGCGACGCCGCACCGCCAATGGAATGGCTGGCCGCCGGAGCACTTCGTAGCCCCTATATGCCTTGAAGACAAAAGGGTACCTGTCCAACACCTCCAAGTCATGCGCGACTACAGCAGCCAGAACTTCGCTCATCATTTCGCCGATTTCGGCTGCATCCATTCCATTGTATCGGGTATAGAGAATAAATTCTCGCCCGAGGATATCAACCGATGGACCCCGGCCGTCATCTGGTGGGCCTACTTCGAAACCAAAGCCGGCTTCGGTAGGATGTATTCTGAAATAGGATTTCTTGGGGGCGCTCATGGGAATAGCGTGGGGTTCTTGAGTTGGAATAGCTCGAAATAGGCCGGCTCCAGGGCCTGCATGATGTCGAGCTTCACTTGCCAAATGGCGGGGAAAGCGGCCTTAAAGCCGGCCTTGTCGTTCTCCCACAGCTGATGATGTGGCCAGCACAGCCAGACCACGTTGCGCATATCGTTGCGGTGCTGGGGGAACATCTTCTGGGTGAGGCAGTGGCTGGGCGTCACCTGGTAGTAAGTGCCACAGGCGGCGCAACACGTCTCGGCTGCTTCTTTGTAGGCCTTGCGCTGGGCCCGCTTGGTGGCACACAGGCCGGGGGAGCGGCGGGAAAGGGGGCCGGTTCGGGCGAGGGAGCCGCCGGGCTTTAGTGGGGTGCGCCTCAGCATGAGCGGCTACCAGAAGTACCAGATAGCACCAATGGCTATCACGGTGTAAGTGAGCCAGCCCAGCGGCGTGGTAGGATTGAAAAAGAGCAGCAAACCGTCTATGAAACCTTCGGTGTAATCGTCGTCGTCGTGCATGGCTGGGGATTAAGCAGCGGTCCACCCGGTGGACCGCTTGATGAAATCGGGGTAAGAGAGGCACTCTGAATGCTTCACGCCCTCACATTCGCTGTCGATTTGCAAGGCCATTAGGCTTTCGCTTAGGCGCACCCGATGGCTGATGGCTTCGTGGTCGGGGCGGCCCAGCCAGGATTCGGTAAAGCATTGGCCATTCAGGGCCTGCATCTGGGTGACCGGAATCAAGGAGTAGTGTGCAATCTGCTCTACTGTCAGCGGCTCGGCGTAGGAAACGCTGCCGTGATTGCGCCCGGTGGGCAGCACATCGGCATCGTGAAAATCCCGGCCGATACCTACCGGCGTGGTATCGGGGCCGGCGGGGCGGATGGTTAGCTGGTACACGAAACGGGCGGCGTTCTGGCTCATGATTTCGGCTCTTGGTCTATTAGGAAGGAAGTGGAGGGGGCGGCTATGCAGTACAAGAGGTGATTTGCCCGAAGTCGCGCCGAACGAAGTACTGCCCCTTCCGAAACCGGTCGTTATTGTGGTAGCCGCCCACCATCAGGTAGGGCTCGCATTGTCCATCGTGACCCATGCTGGCTGTTTCAATACGTCCTTCAAAACCTAGCGAGGGGCGCACATCCAACGACTTGCCGTAGCGCTTGCTTTTGAGAATAGCGCACAGGTCTGCGGCTTCGATTCGCATCCAAAGGCCGTCTTCAATCTGCTGACTTTCTGCGCGCAGGTCGGCTATCGACTGCTCAAACAGGGTGATTTTGGCATTAATAACCTTCTGCTTTGTGCGGGCTTCGCGCAGGTCGCTGGAGGTTATCGTATCGGTGGCTGGGTAAACGTGCTGGTGGCTCATGGCTTGGAACGAATAGAGCCCGCCGACCCCGCTCACAACAGCGAAATCAAACGGGCTCTGGTGGAGGATTGCCGTCTCCAATATCGTGCGGGCCGGTTGTGCGGCCTTGTCAGAAGTGGCCCCGGCAAGGGCGGCGTCCTGACTGCGTGATGTAAAGATAATCAATGATTATCAATGATAGCAAATGAATGGGATAAATAATCCGTTGCTACTTTTGCGCGCATGACTACCACGCCCGCCGCCGAACCAGAAAAGCAGACCGAACAGATTGGCTTTCGCGTTACCCCGTCTTGGTATAAGCGTGGGGAAGCCGCCGCCAAGGCCGATAAACGCAAGCTGATGGAGTATGCCCGGCTGGCTTATGAGGCTGCGATTGAACGCTTTGAGGCAGAATCAAAGTAGCCGCGGCGGCTTCTACTACTCCAGTAGCGGAGTGAGGGAGCCGGGCTAGGTGCCGGTAGAGCCGAAGCCGCCGGTGCGCTCTTTAGTGTTGTCGGTGAAGCCCTGGGGCGCTTGCAGGAACTGAGCCAGTACCCCTTGAGCAATCTTAGCGCCCGGCTCAATGGTGTAGGCCTCCGTGCCGTGGTTGATGAGCAGCACGGCCAATTCGTCCGGGTAGTCGGGCTCGACGGTGCCGGGGCTGTTAACCACCGTAATGCCATTAAGCCAGGCCAGGCCCGAGCGCGGCCGCACTTGCAGTTCCACCCCATCGGGCAGGTTCAACCACAGGCCGGTGGGGATGCGTACCCGTTCGCCGGCCCGCAGTTCGTAGGGGTATTTAAGTTCAGCGCGCAAGTCTAGCCCGGCGGCCTTGTGGGTGGCGTAACTGGGAGACGCGAAGCTGCCCCGGTAGTCGAGGCAGTTGCTCAGGTCAAGGGAATCGTGCATGGGTCAGGCGCTAGGCGTAAATGGAATGAGGCTTGGGCGCGTGGCCAGCAACCACGGCGTGAAAGGCGGTGCTGTAGGGGCCGCCGAGGAGGCGGCGCGGGGCTACGGGCTCCTGCTGCTGGTGGGCGGCGCGGCGGGCCAGCTCGTCGGTGAGTTGCTGGAGCAGCGTCTTGCCGGGAATGCACAGGCGGGCCGTTAACCGGACCCCGGCGCGAAGCAAGTCGGCACAAGCTGTTTCGAGTTCGACGCGGGAGGCGCTGCGTACATCTACCTGCTGCCACTGGCGGGCCAGACGGGCAGCCTCCTCCCGGTCAATGGTGATGGCTTCGGTTGCGCCCAGTGGGCGGGTGTTCTTCTTGGAAGTAGTCATGGGATTAGGCGCTAAGGGATTGCTTGATTCGTTTGGCTTTGCGCATGGGCTTGGGCGCATAAGTTGGGTACTGCTTCACCCGCCGGGCCATCAGCTCTTCCATCACCGCATCGCTCGGCGTGATGGCAATCAGCTGCTTGGCGATGAAGTCAATGGCCCGCAGGATACCCGCGTTGATTTGTTCGGCCTCCCGCGCAATACACTGCTCCAATAGCAGCCGCTTGTTGGTGTTGAGCGACTGCCAGGCCTCGGGGCTCAGGTAGTTTTTGATGTTGGCCAGGTCCAGGTTGGCGCGCCCCAGCTGGCTCAGGTAGTCGCTGTAGCAGCTTTTGAGCGCCCGCAGGGTGAGCACGATGTCAAGCGTGGTGTCCAGCGACTCTTCCGGGATGGAATCGGCCAGTTCCTTGGTGACGAAGTAGCGGGCAAAGGCCGCGATGTCGCCCCGGTTGTTGCTGGTTTTGGTCAGGGTATTGGCAGGGAGTGAGGGGCTCATGCTTCCGGTATGGTTAAGACTGATAAGTGAAAATGCCGGCGTTGACGGCGGCTGGGAAATCGGGCTTAGGATAGGCTGTTTCCTTCTCGGTGGCAGCCGGGTTCTTGCGCAGATGCCAGCCGTTCTTTGGGTGCCTGGTGGCTTCGTAAAGCGTGCCGCAGCTATCGAGGTAGCGGCCGGGCTGGGGTTCGGGCATCGTGCTCATGCGTCCGGCGACACATCCAGCAGCGGCCGGCCCTTATGCGGGTGAGGGAAGAGCAGGAAGCGGGCGGCCATCAGCACGACGTACACCGCCAGGGCCACCAGCCAGAGGCAGCCAAAGAGCAGGCAGAGCAGCGCCCGGCCGGCTTCGAGGAGGAAGCTATGCATCGGCTTGGGTGGTGGGCGCTACAGGGGCGGTGGGGAGGGGCATCCAGTGGGTTATTGTCTTCTCGGACTTGCCCCCCTTTGCGTCATGCCGTTGCCAGCCCTCTTCGCCCATGTAGCGAAAGGTTCGTTGCAGTACAGAAAATCCGCCAAGCGGATGGGCTGCCGCAACTAGCGCAACCTCGGCATAGTAAGGCAGCCGCTCCTCCACACTCACCCACTCCGGCCCGGCGGCTTCTCCAGTAGTAGGAGCAAGCGCGGCGGCGGGGCTGAGGGCTGGGTCCAAGTCTTCCAGCAGAAGCAATACCTCGTGCACTACCGTGCCGGATACCACGACTTCTTTACTTCCTGACTTTGTGTTTATGCAAGCATCTAGCAATGCTTTACGGCCTTGCAGGGCGGTGTATTGGCTTTTCATCTTCGTTGTGTGAAAGGGTGGGGAGAAATCAGTTAGGCAGCTTGGGGCTGCACTTGGCGGGCGTATTCCTGTTCGTAGCGCTTGGCCCGTTCCGTGGCCCGCCAGGTGCACCAGCAGCGGAGCAGCCCCGCCGTCTGGCCTTTGGTGGCGGCTACCCGGCAGGCATCGAGCAGCGCCGCCCGCCGCTCCTTGTCCCACCAGTGGTGCAGGCTTTCCAGCGCGGAGCCGGCCAGCCACAGGGCCCGGTCGGCCGGCTCGCCCGGTGTTTCGCGGTGGGCGGCGGGGATGCCGGCGCAGCCTTCGAGCGCCGCCGCCAGCGCCAGCCGGTTCAGGGTGCCGTGCACGCCGAATTCCAGTTCGGCCCGCACCCATTCCCCGAGCGGCTGGGGCATCGTCTCGTTTCGGGTCAGGCCCTCTAGGTAGGGCGTGGAGGCAGCGTTGCGGGCCATGGCTACTGAAGAGGCGTTAGGGCCGGCCGTACCGGGGTGGCAGGGCGGGGCGGGGTGAGGGATTGGGCGTGCCGAATGGCGGCGGGCATGGCGTAGAGCGGGCCCCGGTAGCCACCGGGCAGGTAGTGGGAGGCGAGGCGGCGTGCGGAATCGGCGGCGGCTTCGCTCAGCTGGTGGGCGCTCATGCGAGGCGTTCGGTTAAGAGGCGGGCCTCGTTGGCGGGGTCGGGCTGAAGCGAGCCGCCGGGCAGCTGCTGCATCCAGTCGTTGCGGTAGGCCAGCAGCAGGGGCGCGGCCACGGTACAGTGCACGGTCAGCGGCACCCGCACCCCGGCGGCTTGCAGGGCGTTTAGCATGGCTTTGGCGCCTTCTTCGCGGGCCAGCGCGGCAGCAAAAGCGGCGGGCGCATCTTGGGCGGGCGATTCGACGATGTAGTGCCCCCGCGTTTGGGTGGGCAGGCTGTCGGTGGGGCAGGGATGAATGGTCATGGCGGCGTGGTTAGAGATTATATTTCTCGGAAATCGGGGAGGCCGTAGAACTCCTCTACACCCATCTCATCGTCCCATGCCTCCAACAAGGGGCCCTTGTCGCAATACTCTTCTAGGATATCCGCATCAGTCATGCCTTTGACGGAAGCTCTTTGTAAGTGGAGCACACCGTACTGAAATCGGTAGGTGCGGATTTGAATTATTTCTTCAGCTTGGTCTTTCGTGCTCATGGCTTCAGCAGATTAGCGGGTGGCGTACATGACCGGCCGGGCGTTCCGGCGGGCTTCTTCGTGGTCGTACACGGCTTCCACTTCTTCAATCAGGCTCTGATTCTCAATCGCCAAATCATAAAGCCGCACTTGCAGCACGGGCAATGGCAGACGCTGGCGTAGCGGCTGGGGGAAGCGGGTGGTCACCACGGCCAGTTCGGCAAGGTTGATGACGGGCTTTTGGGTATTCTTCTGCATCTTTGCGGCGTTAAAGGATTTGGTTTTGGAGAGCCGCACCGCTGCGAACGGGGCGGCTCTTCTTGTTGTAGGGGTGGGGCTAGCGACGGGTGTGCAGCTTGTCTAATTCTTTGCTCCAATCGGTGAGCTTGATGCCGGGGAAAGAACCCACGCGGCACTCGTAATAGCCGATTTCTTTGCCAGTGTGGTCCCGCTCACGCAGTATCAGCACGTACTTGGCCTGGTCGGTGCGCATCACCCGCTCCAGCCCCATGCTCAGCAGCAGGCTTTGAGCCATCTGGCGTGGCACATCCAGCCACTGGCCGCCCGTGGCGTGACGGAAAAAGCCGGTGCACAGCGACACGTCGAACCGGTGCAAGCGCTGCCGTGCCTCGCGCTCCAAGCGGGCCTCGCGAGCTTCCTCCTGCAACGCCATCATTCGATGGTCCACAAAGCCCCGAGCAGCCTTCACTTCCGCAAGTGTTTGGGTAAAGCGGCGTTCATTCAAGGTGGTTGTCATGGCGTTCTGACTAGTAGGGACTGGTGTTTCTGTAGGGGCGGGCGGGGTGGGGCTAGGGCATCAGGCCGCGTTCGATAGCGTCGATGGCTTGGAAGATTTCGTAGGCGACTTGCGGGACAATGCTGTTGCCGTAGGCTTTGAGCTGCTTGCGTTGGTTGGCTACAGGTCGCACCAACCGGCCGGGTAGCCCATCATCTGTGCTGTATAGCGGGGGTTCAAATAGCCAGAAGCTGCCCCCAGGCGCCGGGCGAGAACCGTTGCAAGCGGTGGGCTTTTGCGCTTGGCATGTGCCGGGTAAGCCTGATTGTTCTTTTCGTCGTTGGCTGTTGGCGTGGGCAACAATCCAGACGCGCTGCCTTTCGGGGGCGCTCCGATAGCAGCAGCCGGAAGGATGAGCGGCGGGAACACGGAATAACCAGCGGCTTCCAAGTCAGCACACACACGTTCGAGTGCCAGCCCCTGCTTCCGCTGAGCGAAGCCCAGAACGTTTTCTGCCACGACCCAGCGGGGGCTGCATTCGCCAATGATGCGGAGCATTTGCAACCACAGGTCGGCGTCCATTGCGCCGAGACCGGCGAGGCTGTAGGTCTGGCAGGGGAATCCTCCGGAGAGAACATCAACACGCCCTGCGTAGGGCGTGGCGTTGAATTGCTTGATGTCGGTGTAGCGGTCGGCATGGGGAAAGTTTTTGGCTAAGACCTTCTGACAGAAGGGGTCTATCTCGCATTGGAAAGAGTTCTCCCAGCCGCACCACTCGGCGGCTAAGTCGAATCCGCCGATTCCGGTAAAGAGGCTGGCGTGAACCATTAGTGGTTGCCCAGCTCGCGGGTGCCGTCGATGTAGATTTCCAACTCCTGACCGCTCGGGCGAATGGTCATATAGACCGGAGCCATGCGGTAGGCGGCGCGGCGGTCAGCGGCTTCTACCGTGAAGTTGTCGGTGAGGGCGGGCACGGGCTTGCCGGTAATCACGTTGGTGGCGGCAAGGGCTTCGATGCGGATTTGGAAAGTGGGCATGACTGGGGTTGGTGAGGGAGTGGGGAGGTGGGGTGTGTTGTGGTTGGCGACATGACAAAGGTGCTAAAACATTCGCACTACTCCAAATTATTAGGCTAATATTTTGACACAACAAGGCAAAATAATTAGGCAGCGGCGCGGCCGATAGCCCGGTTAAACTTTAATCGCCACGCATTGCGCAAAGAGTCAAGCAGTTGATTGCCGTTTTTAATCATTCCCATCTCAATTGCCCACGCCGTTTTCTCTTCTAAGCCTGCCAACTCCTTCAACTGGTCAGCCGTGGCGACCTGCCGAAGCCCTGCTTCGTGGCGACCAAATACCACAAAATTCAAGGCGCGTGCCACGGTGGCAAAGTCATCTGGTTTCTGATACCCCATCCGACCCAGTGCGGTAGCCAGCCCACGATACATGGTGCCCGCCTCAATACGATTAATCAGGAGCGAATCGGTAAGCCATGCTACGGTTTTGGCATACAGCATCGGATTTAGCTCCATTGCTACCAACACCAATACATATGGATTGCACCAAGTGGCCTTGTTGGCGGCGCGACCTTTCGTTACATAAGCCCCAGCCTGCTTGAGGAGTGGAATAATCCCCTCTGTTTTAACTGATTCCATAAATGTATCAAAACGTACATTTATCAAACCTTGCCCTTCCAGTAGGTAATAAAGCCGTTCGGCATTTTCCTGCTGGCCTAGCAAATGGTCGAAGCGTTTTTCCGACCACCCGTATTGGGCGCGGGCTACTTCGTAGGCATTTTGTAGGTCGGTGAGACTCATGTGCCCCGTCTGCGACTGTTGGCGAATTTTGATACCAAACAGCTCTCGGTCTGGCGATAGCATGATGACGTTAGATTTCATGGTGTGCTAAAATGGTGACTCGTTAAAAGATTTGCCCTGGTGGTAAGCGGGGTTATAAGGAATGCCCACGCGCTTACATATCCGTTTGTTTGCCTTTGCGTTCAGTGTACTTGCTATCAAGTCGAACAGCTCCGTATAGCTATCCGCTACAGCCATATCATGCTCGGGCATTTCGGCCCTGCGCTTGGCAAATGTTAGGTAACTGAGTGCCAAGCCCACAGCTGAGTCTTCCCGTTGCTTTGGGGTCTGCCAGCGCCATGCTCCGGCAATTGCAGATGCCAGCCAGCATATGCGGCCCGGTCCATCATTTACAGCCGGAATCAT